GTGGTCATCTGCGTTTTACCATCAGCCGACGTATAGACGTTACTGGTCGTACCCTGCTGGGTGCGAGGCAGCGACGTTGCTACAGCGTTGATGGTTACGGATTGAGGATCTGCAAGCACTAGAAGCTCCATTTTGTTACGCTTACAAGCACGTATACCGTACGTGCACGGTAGTAAGCAATTAGCGAAGTCGAGACATGCCTAGTGCCCCAAGAATCGATAACTGCATCCCCGAGAGATTATTACTCGGGGTGTTCCAACCGAAGGGATCCCCAATTGAGCGAGCTTTATGGCTCCACTCTGTTTGGGAACTGCCACTTACGGAGATCACTTCACCTGATTGGCGCTGGAAGTACTGTGTAACCTCTTGGGTTTGCACACCACCCCGGCTCCGCATCACGTAGAAGTAATCGGCCGCTAGACGATCCGCAACACCGGCTTCCATGTTTTCAAGCATGTCGCCGATATTAACGAACCAGTCTAGTAGCCAAGTCCAGGGAAGAGCGTTATAAACAACGCTAGGCGATGGATACAGGCCAAAAATCTTAGCCATCATCTTCGCCCTCCAAAGGACATCTCTGGGACCATCGGGAAGCCAATATCGGAAACGGGCGGAAGCCCATCCTCTATCGTGATCCCGAGTATGTAGTGAGTATACACCCGGTTTCGGGTAATATTGTGTAACGAGTCCAGGTTGTGTTACCACAATCTGAGACCCGGAAGCACGACTCTCACTAACGGTCTTATCGAAAAGTATAACTTTTCGACGTACCGGTCGGCCATTGTCTCGCAGGAGCTGCTTCAATCGGTCTTGAGCGTTGATTTGTGTCAACACAAAATTCCGAATATCAGCAAGCAGCGGTTTCCAGCCGAATTGCAACGCTAACCAATAATTTGGTATAGAATACAATCCGTCTTTAAGAAACCGTTGTCTCAGCATTCCTGGAACTTCACGGAGCTCATATATAGCATTAAGAGCTTGGAAGTTCGGCTGAGTAGGCTTCATCCTGTTGTATGCTGACGAACCCATTGTACTATCAATGGTTGCTAGATTCCCATTCACGGACCCTAAGGTACCGAGATTAGGAACCACGCTACCCTCATAGTATTGAGCAAGTGCTCCACCTCTCCACACTTTTCCAACGTGGATTGGCGAGCAGATTTGCTTAAACGTATTGAGGATAAATCCCCCTCCGACATTTCTGTCGGGAGGGAAGTTCGGATAGCCGTAGTGCCCCGTGTAACCGTCAGATAACGTACTTCTCTCGAAGTATGTATTGACGTATTTATTACTCGGTGCGAACCCAGAAAGGTATTCCGTTCCAACGAATGTTGGGGTGGTACGATTCTGAGAATACGGTGGCATACAGAGACTCCTTAAGTTGGATGTGCA